TGCCGCTAGATCGGTCGTCTCCTGTACCGGAGAAATTGTTCCGAATGTTCCAAGACCTCGATAGGTAACTGAGTTGTAGGCAAGATCGCCGTAGCCATTCCAAAGATAAACCGGCGACGAAAAATTTAAAGTCGCCATGAGAATCGGCGACAACTGTGCCGTGGTCACCTCCGTGACCATATCGCCCGAGAGAGAACGCCCTGCGGTGGTTATGCTCATGTCGCCACGTCCTCGACGATGCCAAACGAGACGCCGTAAATCTTGGCGTTATCAATCGACCAGTTGGTGAGCGGTTCTGACAAACGGAAAACGCCTTTGGCGTTGGAGTAGGTAATTGGCGTGTTTACCGCGTAACTTGAACGTAAAACCGGAAACAGATCGACTTCCGTTGCGCTGGTTACTTGAACAACCTTGTAAAGCGAGGTAGAGATTTGCAGCCAGTCGCCGACCGCAAACGATCCGCTGCCTCCGGTATTTATGAAAGTAAGCGTGCTAGTATTTGCGGTAGCTGTTGCAACTTTCAGCGTTCCGGTAACGCCTCCGCGATTTGTTGGGTTGGCGTAGTCTTGAAAATAAAACGTGCCGCGCTGCGCCGCCAGCAGGAAGCCGATAACCGCCTCCGCATCGGCTCGCGTCATCGGCGGGCAATCGACCTGACCGGACCACGCCTGACCGGTCCAGTTGTACTGCTGAATCTGAAAGGTAAACGGCGAAACGTTGCGCGAGGTCGCGCTAAAGCCCGAAAGCGAAAGCCGCGAGATGCGGAATGGCGACGGCGGCGTGAGCGGGTAGGTAATAGCCATGATCGTCAGGCGAAGGCTGCGCGGTATGCACCGCCACGTCGAACCATGTCAGGAATCTCGGACTTGAGGCGGCGGCGCTCCATCTCAAGTAGCGATCCAAGTTCGGCGCGACTAACTCCGCTGGCAATGTTGTAGGTGATGTTGATGCCGCCACCACCTGCCGCCATGCCGGAGAGATTGTCGTTGCTCACGATTGAGCCAGACGAGCGAGGAACGAAAAGCTCGGGCCCGCGCTCGCCTACGATGTAAGGACTGCCGGATGCAACTGGACCACCTTCGGCGCGGAATAGGTTCTTGAAGAAGCTGCCGAGGCCCGTTCCCAACGGAGCCGTAACAGCCTCGCGGAACGCCATGCGGAGAAGGTCTTGAGCGAGTGCGCGGAGAACTTCGGATAGGCGTTGGCCGGCGAAGATGGCGTCTTCAAGTGATTGCGAGATGATTTCGCCGGACTGACGTGCGATCTTTTGGACACTAGTCTCCAAGATTTCTCGTTTGCCGAGCAGTCGAACATAATCGCCGTGCAATTCAGTCAGCCGTTCCATGTTCGCAATCTGCTCCGGTGTTGCGATCTCTGGGAAAAATACCTTTGGCAGTGTTGCTTGCAGCGCGTCAATCTCGTTGATTGTTCTCTGGATTGCGCTCGCAACATTGATCTGCTGCTCTTCTGCAGTAAGCTGCTTATCTGAAAATTCCTGCGCCGCTTCGAGTGAGTTTTTTACCGCTTTCGTGTAGTCCTCATTGACCTTTACGGCGATTTTTCGCTGCTCCGTTGCGATCCGAATGCTTTCTTTTTCTTTTTCCAGTTTGTTGAGTCGATCGGACAAATTCGGATCGTTTGCCGCTTTGTTGACCTTGACGATTTCTGCTCCAAGTCGCGCAAAATGTTGCGCCGATGATTCACCGACAGCGTTGAGTTCGGCGCGAAGTTCTTCGATGTCCTTGGTCAATTCCTTGATTTTTGGAGCATCTCGATCAGCGCGAATTTTATCTGCTATTCCCTTAGAATCTACTTTCTCGACGCCCATCAAACTGTCCTTGAAATCCAGCACGGCGTTGACCGTATTGACGACGCCCATCTTGAGCGATTGCATTGCGGAGTCGATTGCTCCGGTTGCTCGCGTTACTTTATCCAATTCTTCCTGCGTGGCTCCAAATTTTTCCGCATCCTGTTCAACGTCACGCAGCGCTTTATTGAATCCCATCAAAGCGCGCTTTGCCAACTGAAGGCTCAAAAAACCGCCAATAGCGACACCGGCTTTCCCGATTGCGGCCTGCATTTTTGCAAGCGACTGCTGAACCGAAAGAAACGCTTGGCGCGTTAAGTCTAACGCCCTGATTGCAATGACGGCTTCAGCCATGAGATCGCTTGATTGAGTTTTTGTGGGCTAGATACGCGAGCCAACCGTCGAGTTCGGATTTCGGCATCTGCAAGACCTCGCTGGCAAATTTGCCGAGTAGCTCCGCGATGGCGTACACGGCGAGGAAGTCGGCAGCTTCCCCGCCGTGGATCAGTTTTTTATCTGATCTGCCTTCGGCGCGTCATCCGAGAGGATCGCGTTGGCGACGCGGGCGATCACATTGGAATCCGCTTTGTTCAGCAGCGTCAGGCGATGGTCGATGTTGAATAGCTTTTCGCCTTTCTCATCGGTTGCCTTCATGATCAGAACATCGACGAGGAGTTCCATGTCGCTCTCGCGGCTCTTTTTGTAGAGCTTGTTCTTTTCCGCGAGCGTTACGGGCGTCGAGTGGATCGTTAGTTTCCACTCGGGAACTTCAATCGCCTTCGTGCCGAGGCTGCTGAAATGGTCTCTTACGAGGTCAATGGCTTCCACGTGTCACCTCAAACGGTTGCGACGGTTAGCGTGCCGTTGCCTTCGATGGTGATGCTGCCTTCAACCATTCCGTCGAAAGCCGCGCTCACGTCGAACTTGGTGACGATGCCGCCGCCCGTGTAGTAGGTAGCAACGGTCGTGGTGCCCTCGGGATAGAGGTTCACGGTTACGCTTGAGCCAACGGTCAGCGCAATTTGACCGGCGTCCTCCAAGTCCCAGTAGAGATCGCCATTTACGCTCCAAGTCTTGAGCGTCGCCTTGCGCGTGCGGAAGGTATCACCAATGACGGTGTCCTCCACGGTGTCGGATGATTGAGCGAGCGCGTAATTGCGAAGCTCGCCGATGGTGGTGCTGGAGAGCTTGATAGTGCCCTCGCGGCCTAGATGAGTAGCCATTTTAATCAGTGGTTAGATAGATCGCTTGAAACGTGTGGCGAGCCACGCCCCATTGGCGTTCCTCGTCGGGTTCAATCACATAATTGACCTTCGTCAAATGGGTATCGCGGCAAACGCCGCCAAGGGTGACATCTGCCAAAACCGCCGCCTCGACCGCTGCACTTCCGGTGTCGAGCAGGTCGTCTAGAATCGTGCTTGCGGTGACCGCCGTAAAGTAATCAACCGAGACCTCTAGCGTCCGGTATTGCACGCGGTTGCTTGGAGCTAGGGAACGCACCTCAATGTCCTCGGTGACGGCGTAAACAGCGCAGGCTGGAAAGCTGACCGACTGAAGAGTGCGGTCGCGCCCGCGCAGCAGATTAGCAGTCGGAACAACAGAGGCTCCGGTGATTGCGCTGCCGATGGCGTTACGGATGTCGGTGCGGGTGCTCATCTCAATAGCTGCCCTTGGCAAGTTTCGTGAAGCCGAGGTTGATCGCCAATTTTTTTTCGGCTAGTTCGATCTTCTTTTCCGTTATTCGGATTCGAAATTTGACTGCCGTATTGATGGCCTTGATCGCCATTGTGTCCCTCATGTTTTTATTTCGAGCGACGAAGAATGGATTTCTGCCAAATGAAAATTCAACGCTGGAATTAGAACCGAGGTACGTTTTTTGCGCGAATTTTTTCGTCTTAACTCCGATAGCGTCAGCCGCCTTGTTCCAGCCGCTCAGAATGAAGCCGACCCTTTCGCTCACGCTCCTAAAGTATTTCCTCATATCGGAACGAAATGCGACGGCTTTCGCCGTGCCTATGACTCGCCCGTTTACGCGCCGAGACTGATGAGTGCTGGCTATTTCTTCTGGCGTGCCAAGCACAGCAAAACCTTGAAACAGCTTGAGGTTCTGGTTTTGCAGTAACGTGCGCAGCTTTTCGGAATCTCTGCGACGGATGTATTTTGCAAGGGAGCCGTAGAATCCTCCCTCTGTTTTGCGCGCTTCGTAGCCTTGATAGTCGAGCGAGACGGCGACTTTGTTGAGGTCATTGCGAATCGTGTTTACACCAGATTGCCGACTCGGCGGCGGTGTATTCCTAACGGCGCTTTGCAGAAGGTAGCGTGCTTCCTCTTTGATGATCGGACCTAGCTCAAGACCGACTTTCTGCGACAGGATGAAGAGCTTGTCGTTCAGCTTGTCGAAGTTGGAGTCGATGGTGAAGCCCTGTCCTGTCGCTCTGCTCATATGACTTTGCAGACATCCATCTCGCAGCCGGTTCCCTCGGCGTCGAACCGCAGCTGCTCCACAAAGTAGGTCACACCGGATCGCACCAGCGTCTGCGTTAGGGTAGGCACGGAAGCCAGCTGCGAAGTCAAAAGAAACACGGTGTATTTCGAGTCCTCGCGCCGCTGATCCTCAAAGGCGTCGAACATATTCCGCGAGATCGCCCAGACTCCGGTGATCGTCGAGCCTCCCATCGCGAACGTGATTCCGGCTTGATCCAAGATGCCGGTGAAATCGGTCGCAAGTTGCGTCGGGTCAAAATCGCGGACTGCCATACGAGAGGGCAAAATGTAAGATTTAAGACGGCGGCGG